GGAATGGACTTCGGTTTTAGTAATGATCCAACGGCAATTTGTGCCGTTTATGCTTACAATGATTCTTTCATCCTGGATGAGGTTCTCTATAAAACAGGCCTCACAAATTCCGATATTAACCGCGAGGCAAAAGATAAAATTCAAAGAGGCGTTCGCATTTACGCCGATTCAGCGGATCCGAAATCGATTGAAGAGCTTCGCCGTTTAGGTTGGTCCATTGAAGGCGCCACAAAGGGAAATGATTCAATCATGTTTGGGATCCAAAAAATGCAAAGCGAAAAGTTTTTAGTAACGCGTAATTCAATCAATTTAATCAAAGAGCTTCGCTCCTATGTTTGGGCCATTGATCGCGAAGGTAACAGTACAAACAAGCCGATTGATTCCTACAATCACATTATTGACGCGGTACGTTATTTCTTTTTATCATGGCGCAAAACTTCAAAAAAATATAGAGTAATATGAAAACACATAAAGCCAAAACAAGCCTTTCCGAATTAAAGCCTATTCAGGTTTCAAAATGGATCCGACTTATTGAAAATTTCAATGAGGATAAATATTCACAATTGGGGGAAAACCTCAACTTTCGAGTTCAGGTTGTTTCAATATTTCTTGAAATAACTGTTTCACACGCAAGGCGAATTGACGTGAACGATTTGATTGATATTTCGGATCATTACATAACTCTAATGAGTACATTCAAACATGAGGATCCAAAATGCAAAGTAACGATTAACGGACGCAACTACATTTCACAAATGAGTTACGGAGCTTGGAGCACGGGCCAAATGATCGATGTTAAGATTTTAAAGGCGGATGATTTTTATTTACATCCGGAACGCTTTCTCGCAATCATGTATATTGAGGAGGGTTTACGTTATTGCCAGGAGGACAAATACCAAAACATCATAAATCCAAACGCGGACCGTGAACGGATATTCGCGGAGCATTTCCCAGGTGATGAGCTTTGGAGATGGTACGCTTTTTTTTTGCGCAATTATTCAAATTGGAAACTCGCTATCATGGGGATTCAGACGGCGAGGATGAGGATTCAGAAAATGAAGATCGAGAGGGAAATCGAGAAGAGCAAACGGGAAATGAAGTTGAGGAGTGGTATTTATGGACAAACAGTATTTACAACATGTCAAAAAATATGGGGCAAACTACGGAGGAAATAACGGCAATGCCTTACGTTAAATTCCTTTTTTGGGTTAACTATTTCAAAATAAAAGAGGAAACAACATAACACAATAAAACATGAGCCTCCAGGATTTAGGGATAACCGCAAGCGAACAACCGCAAACAGATTACGAAAAACTAATCCTAGGAATCGCGAACGATGTTACCGGGCAACTCCGGGAATACACGTTAAAACATGCGCGAAACTCCGGAGCATTGGCCTCCTCAATTGCTTACTTTCCAACGGGCGTAATGTCGTTTGAAGTTCAGGCGGATGATTATTACAATTTCATTGATCAAGGGGTGAACGCTTTGCCCGCAAAAGAGGGATTCAATTATCGGCGTCCAATGGTATCAAGTTCACCTTATTCATTCCGCATCGATGGCGTCGGGGGAAAAATGTTCAATGCAATTAAGAAATGGAAAGGGTTCGACGTTGCCAGGACTTACGCAACAGCTTACAGCATAAAGCGCCACGGTATCGCTCCGCGAAATATTACCGATAACGTGATCACCGAAAAATTACTCAATGAAATAATGCAAGACCTTCTCGATTTAACAGGCTTGCAATTTACCGTTAAATTTGAAAAAAATACAAAAGGATGGCAATAACAATAACACAAAGCCCGCAAAGAATAACGCCCGGAACAAATCCCGTTGAATGGGTTTTTGAAAGTACGGAAACAGCGCAACCGAATTTCTCTTTTATCGTTGAGCTTTATATCAATGGAGTTTATCATTCGACGCATGAAGAATATGTTCAAAGTTTAAATAGCGGGCGTTTTGACGCTTCGGAAATTTTGCGATCATTCTTGTTTTCAAATTTGGTAACAGATGGAACATTGGCCCAGGTTTATAATGGTGCCTACGCTTTTGTTAAAATATTTGTTTATGAAAAATACGGAACTCCTCCGGTTGTAATTAACGAACCCTATCCAAGCACAACGGCAATTGTTTACAATGGCGCTTTAAGGCATCAAGATTGGATCAATTACGATTACCAATTTTACAACGCGAGCCGTGATAATTCTCTCACAACAACCCCAACGCAAGTAAAATTTTTAACAACTTTCCCACGTGATCAAAAAGCATTTGTTGGAATTGATCAAAGTTGTTTCTTGGGAATCTTTTCAACGGATGAAGAGTTGAGGATTAACATTCGTTTATTTACTTCGGCGGGCGTTCAAATCGTAACTCAATCAATACCGCTTACATTTCCGCAATTTGTAATTATTGATTGCTCACCTCAAACAATAATCGCAAATACAGCGATTACAGGCCTTCAATTTGATTCGGCCTCTTATTATCAAATATTAGTTCAAGGAATGGGAACGGGCCCATATGGCGGGACATCTGAATCATTCAGGTTTTATATGGATACGGAATGTAAACGGTATCCAACAAGGCGTTTGCATTGGTTAAACAAATTCGGCGTTTGGGATTCAATGAGCTTTGATTTAGATTCGATTGAAACAACGGATGTTTCATCAATTGACTACGCAAGAAACAAAGGCCTTTGGAGTAATGGCGCTCATTTATATCCTCTTTACCAGGGGCAAATGGTTAACGCTTCAAAATCCTCCATGGATAAAACGGTTGTTAATTCAGATTGGATGAAGCCAACGGTGCAACAATGGCTAGTTAGGGAATTAGGCGAAAGCCCGCGCGTTTATTTAGAAGTAACCGGAGGATTTGAGCCGGTGAAAGTAGATAATACTAGCTACCAATTAAAGACGCGCAAACGTAACGGATTGATACAGGAACAATTCACCTTAACGCGAACTTATTCATATATTTCACAGCTGAATTAATGGGAACGGAATTATATATAAATGGTTTTTTAGTGGATCTGGATGAAAATCCGGTTTTCCCTTTAACGTTTTCGGTAATCGAATTAACAGATCTTTCCAAACGAAGCGGGGCGAAATCAAAAACAATCACTTTGCCGGGCACGTCAAGAAATTGCGCCCTGTTAAATTCAATCTTTATCCTGGATAATGCTCAAAGCATTTCGGCGAATCAAAGTAATTACATTGATTTTGATCCAACAATCAAAGCAACCGGAGTTGTTTATCAAAATGGGCTTTTGCAATTTAACGGAATCGCTCAATTATTGAGTTGTAAATATTCCAATAATTCATGGAGCTTTGAAGTTGCGTTAATTTCGGACATGCGGGATTACATCGCCGAAATGTCAAAGGTGAAATTAAATGAATTGGATTTCTCGGAATATCAGCACATTTTAAACATTGCAAATGTAGAAGATACCTGGAATGGATACAACAAAATAAACGGGACAAATGTACTTGTTAAAAGTGCCGGAACCTGGCAGGATGGTGCCGGGTATTATTACGGACTAATTGAATACGGTTACAATCGAGTTGATCAATTTACATGGGCTTTAAATCAATTGCCTTTACAGATATTTTGTTACCAAATATTAAAAAAGCTTTTCGCGAAAGTTGGTTTAACATGGAATTCAAATTTTCTTGAAAGCGATTTATTCAGGCGTTGCGCGCTGGCTTATCAAGGCGGGGACATTCCGACTATTTCACCGGCGCAAGCTGATAACGATAGCGCGTATTTAACCGAAATTCCAAATTCAAACGGATTTATAATTAATGGACAAACCCAATTAGGCGTAACGACTTTCAATGATCAAGGCGGTCCAACATTTGTTTTCAGTTTTGGAACGGCAACTTTTACCGATCTAATTGACGCAACAGTTAATCAAGACAATTTAGGGCAAATTATTTCCGGATCACCTGTTAAATTTAAATGTTTATCGGAGGGGCTTTACAACATTAATTATAAAGGGAGGCATGTTATTGATTTGAGTTTCAATTTGAATGGAGCCACAATACTAGGTTTAAACGGATATTTTAAACTATTTGCAAACGTTTATAAGAATGGCGCTTTGTATTCACAGGAATCAGTTTACGAGGGACCAATAACATCGACGGCATTAACTCAATCTTTCACCGTTGATTTTG